GGTCATTGAGCCAGTCATTGGCCTGGGCCAGACACACCGTGCGTTCACCCGCACCCAGCAAGCGGGCGGGGAGTTTTTCGGCAGCACCCACCGCATACCAGCGCCCACCAAGGAAGAAGACCCCAGCCCAGGCTTTGAAGCCGGTGGCCAGCAGCGCACAGTCGTCGCCAAAGAGATCGCACCAGGCAAAGTTGGAGCGCTTGAGCAGGTCGATTTCGGTCATCACGAAATCGCTGATCCGATGCCGCGTCTCCTCGATCTCCCTGGCAAAACTGTGCCCACAGAGCGGGCACTCGCGACTGGCCATGGGTACTTCTGCATCACACTGCGGGCAGTGCTTGGTCGGTGCCTCACCGTCACCGGCGAAACCATCGAGATCAACTTCCTGCTCCAGACTGCCGTGACGCAAGGACGCCGTTCCGAAATCCAAAACAACGCAGTCAGTCTTGATGACGCCCGGGTGTTCGGCAGGGTCGACCACGCGAAGGCCGCGCCCGACCATCTGGATCAGGGTGGATTTGTAGGAACTGGGGCGCAGCAGCACGATGCACGAGGTGGGCGTGTAGTCGTAACCCTCTGTGAGCACGGCGACATTGACCAGCACCGTTACATCGCCGGTTTCATAGGACGTCAACGTGGCTTGACGGTCGGCAGGGGTCATCTCGCCATGAACCACAGCGGCCTTCACACCCGCTGCAATGAATGCATGGCAGACGGCATACGCGTGATCGACCGTGGCGGCAAAGGCAATGGTCTTGCGTCGGGCGGCATGCTCCTGCCAATGTTGGACCACCGCCGCATTGACAGGCGTGGTGTTCATGATCGACGCCACGGCGTTCATGTCGTAGTCTTCGGTCAGTTTGCGCACGCCGTCGAGTGCGTCGCGGGTGCCAACGTCAACCACAAAGGTACGTGGCGACACCAGGTGACCGGAACGGATCAACTCACCCAACCGGATCTGATCCGCGACGTTGGAAAACACTTCCCGCAGACCTTTGCCGTCGCCGCGATTGGGTGTGGCGGTCACGCCATAAATCAGCGCATGCGGGTTTTTGGCGAGCACGGAGTCGATGACCAACCGGTAAGTCGGCGCTGCGCAGTGGTGGGCTTCGTCGATCACCAGCATGTCCAGCATGGGCATCTGGTCGAGGTTGCGCGCCAAGGTTTGCACCATGGCGAAGGTGGCCTGACCCGACCAGGACTTCTGGCGGGCATCGAACACAGAAGTGCTGACGTGGGGATTGACCCGGCCAAACTTGGCCAGGTTTTGCGCAGTCAGTTCATCCCGGTGCGCCAGAACACACACTTTGGCATCCGGGTGTTGCAGGAACTCCCCGGCCGTGCCGGACAGGCATATCGTCTTGCCAGCCCCAGTCGGCGCCACACCGAGGGTGTTGCCATGGGCCTTGAGAGCCGTGACGCAGCGGGTGACGAACTCCCGCTGCCGAGGACGCAGCATCATGGGAAGTCCTCCTTATTGCGCCCAAGCGGGACGGGTGGGCACGCCAGGGGCAGATGGGGTGGCACTCTGCAGCGCAGCGGACGCAGGGCTGGACATGCGCGCCGGTTGCCCCATCAGGGCCGCGTATTCCTTGTGATCCGGCTGAATAGCGGCCTTGATGACGTTCTTGTCGTCGCCGTTCTGATCCTTCTCGACATCGATGCGAGCGACAAACTCCACGCCATCCAGATCGGCGAAGCCCTTGATACGGCGCGCGCTTTGGGCTTGCGGCGAGTTGTCGGCCGGGTGAATACCGCGTGCCGAGTTCAGGATGGCGCGCAGAAAGCTGCGGCCGATGTTGGTCCACTCGGGACCCTTCGGGCTGGACAAGCCAATCAGCCCGAACACCACCCGTTTGGCAAACGGTCCCTCCAGAATGGTGAACTTGGCGTTGAGGTAGATCGCCCCCGTCTTTTCAGAGCGGGTCGCATAGCCGCCCGTCCAGCCTTGGCTCGGATCGTCATAACCGCCTGGGCGAATGGCCATGATCACCTTGGCCAGGGTCTTGGGCGGAATCAGGGCGTATTCACGCTGGTCCTCGGCATCGTTGAAATCGTTCCAAGCGGCGTTGTGGTTGTAGCTGTTCATGAAAACTCTCCTGCTTATTGCGCGCGCGGCGCGGTGATCTTGGAAATGAGGCGGCCCAGATGCGGCTCCTCGACGACCTCCAGTCGTCCGGAACGGTCTTTGGCGGGATAGCCCCAGGGGTTGATGTGCTGGCAGACGAAGGCCCGATAAGGCGTGCCGTCATCCGACTTGAGCACCACCATCGAAATGACCTGATCGACGATGCCGGGCAGCTCCAGCGCGGCTTTGGAGCCCTCGATCTGTGGGCTAAACACCTTGCGGTTGAAGTCGTCGAGCTTTTCGTCGAGGATTCCCACCAGCCAGATGTCCTTGTCACGGACGTGCTGTAACTGCGTGAGCCACCCGACCAGTTCGCTGGCGTGCAGGCCATAGGCACCGCGCGTGTCAGGCTTGCCGGTTTTTTCGGAGAAGGCCTGCGGCTGACCCTTGGCCCATTGCAGACACAGGCGACCCGCGACCGTGATGGAGTCGACGAAGATCAGCGAGTACTTGGCCAGCATCGCGGGATCACCGTACTGGGCGCAGACTTGGTCGTAGTGCGCCTGGCTGTAGGACTGGTCGTCGCGCAGCGCCGGATTGGGTCCGCCGATGTAGCAGGCCAGATCCCGACATTCCTGCCAGGTGCGCGGCCTCACGCTGTCACCAGGCCAGTCCAGTACCGCCAGATCTCCGGCTTCCAGATCGATGAACAGCGTGCGAGCCGCATCGGCGGTTTTGAGTAGTGTGGTTTTGCCCACACCCGACGGGCCGAGGATGACGCCCTTGGAGCCACGCTTTTCGGCGAGGCGCTGCTCGGCGGTGATGAAGGGAAAGCTCATGTCAGACCTCCCCACCAAAGATCTCGGTGACTTTGTCCGTGCCGAGAGCTCCCCGGGCGCGCGCCAAGTCATGCAGGCGGCGCAAGGAATGCAACTGGCAGGCGATTTCAGACGAGCGGGTTTCCAGCCCCTGGATAGCGAAGGCCAGGTCATCGACCGACGCTTGGTCGAGGGGGAGGCGGTCGATGTCGGTCTGCCCGGCGTGGCCAGGTACGCGGATGGTTTCCGGCAAGTCGGACAGGGACAGGGTTTTCTTGCGCAGGGATTCGATCAGGTTTTTGAACATGGTTATTACTCCGAAAGCAGGGCGAGGCGGAAGCTGGGCTTGCCCACCTTCACGGTTCGTGCGGGGATGAATTGCTCGCGCAGGGCACTGGCCCAGGCGGAGAACTTGGTCTCAGAGACGCGGTAGCTGACGTCGATGTATTCACGCGGGTTGTCGCCATTGGCGGCAATGCGTGCTTCGAGATTGGCGAGTAGCGTCTGATCCCACTCGACCTTCTTAGGCAAGTCAGCAGTGATACGCACGTCGCCGTCGTCGAAATGCACGACGCCGCTGTCTTTGCCGGCGACCAGGCGCAGGTGCTTGGCGCGCTCGGCGTACTTCAGGCTCAGGGCGTGTTCGATGTGATCGACTTCAGCCTTGGCAGTGGCCAGGCGGCCGGAGGCCAGCGTCTTGAGCTGGAACAGGCTGCGAGCATCGAATGCGGCCAACTCGGTGGCTGGAATCGACACCAAATCCTGGCTTTGCGAGGTCGGATGAAGTAGGCTCATGCCACACCTCCTGCCACCACGCGCGAGGACGTGCTGCTGTGCAGACTCCTCGCCTCGTACTCCTCGATGTCCTCGACTCGGTAGAGGACGCGGCCCTGCAACTTCAGATACACCGGCCCTATACCGGCAGATCGCCAGCGTTCGAGCGTGGCCTCCGCGACATTCCAGCGCTCAGCCAGTTGGCGCTGATTCAGGTGTTTGACACTCACGTTGATCTCCTTTCAGGTGATTGCGAAAACGTGAGTGCAGTTTGGGATTCAGGGGGTGGGCAAACCGGTGGGCAAGGTGGACGCAAAGGGTGGGCAGATCAGGCAATTGCTGCCTGTGCGGCTCTGATCCGGGTCTTGCGTGACACCCAAGTCAGAAATTGAGGGAAAGACGGCTGGACCTATTGCAAATGTCCGATATGTGTATATACTTTTCGGACAGGAGTCAGCCATGCTCAACCCGATCCCCGTCACCAAGTCACAAGTCATCCAACGCATCCGCCAGGCGCCGCCCGGCCAAGTGTGGACGCCTGGCGATTTTCTCGACTTGGGCGGACGTGACGCCGTGGACAAGGCGCTCCAGCGCCTGTTTGCCAACAATGAACTGCGTCGGATTGATCGGGGGCTTTATGACCTGCCCAAGCTGAACTCGTTAACAGGCCAGCCGGCGGCCCCTGACTATCGCCAAGTCATCGATGCCGTGGGTCGGCGTGATCAGGTGCGGGTCATGATTGACGGCATTACTGCGGCCAATGATCTTGGGCTCACCCATGCAGTTCCGGGTCAACTCGTTGTTCATACCGACGGCCGGCTACGCCCCATCCAACTGGGTCAGATGACTTTGAAATTCAAATTAACGGCCCCAAGCAAGCTTTACTGGGCGGGACGTCCTGCGATGCGCATTGTCCAAGCGCTGTACTGGCTGAAGGATGGCCTCAAACAGGCCGCATCACCCGATCAGGAGATGGTGATGAAAAAGCTTGTTCGCCTCTTGCAATCCACACAGCATGGCCATTCGATTATTGAAGATTTACAAATGGGGCTGCATACCCTTCCCGCATGGATGCAAGCCTGGGTTCGTGACCTACTGACTCGCTCAGCGACGACCGATGGAAAGGCCAACCTATGAATCCAGCGTTTCTGCCAATCATTGCAGCGCCAACCAACGACAGACGAGAACTGTTTCTGGCCACCGCCAATCGACTGGGGACGCCGCTCCAAAATGTCGAGAAGGATTTTTGGGTTACCTGGGTACTTGATCTGCTTTTCAACGGACGATCACCTGACGAGCCACGGCTACTGTTCAAAGGAGGTACGTCCCTGTCCAAAGCCTATGGCTTGATCTCGCGGTTTTCTGAGGACATCGACATTACCGTGTTCCGCGAAGACATTGGCGCGAACATCGGTGTCAGTGACCTCGAGGGACTGTCTGGAAAACAGCAACGCCTCCGACTCGAGGAAATTAAACAGGCCTGCCAAGGCTACATCCAGGGGCAGCTTGTGCAGCGCCTCAACGAACAAATTCATGCCGCTTTCGAGGCTGCGGGACTGGCGTCGATCGAATCTGCCGTTGTGAGCGACGACGATGACCCTGATCGGCAAACACTTCTCGTACGTTACCCATCCGTTGCCGTCGGCCCGGACGACTACGTCAAACCGACCGTCAAGATAGAAGCGGGCGCGAAATCGGCGTTGGATCCGCACAGGTCGACCACCATCCGCCCTTATGTCGCGGATGATATGCCGACATCAGATTTGGTTGTGTCGAGTGTATTGACCATAGATGCCGAGCGCACATTTTGGGACAAGGTAGTGATCCTTCATGGCTTACGCCGTTGGCATGACACCAGAGGCGTTTTACGCCAGCAAGGCCAACGGGTCTCCCGGCATTACTACGACATTTACAAGCTGATTCACTCCCCGCAGGGGAAGTCCGCACTTTCGGATCGCGCGCTGGCACTCGATTGCGCACGCCATGCCCAGCTGTTTTTTAACAGCACTGATCTCGACTTGAAGAGTGCACGGCATGGGTCGTTTGCGATCACGCCATCCACTGTAATGATCGAGGCGTTGCGGCGCGACTATCAAGCCATGGCGGGCATGATTTTCGGTGCGGTGCCCAGCTTCGCCGATGTGCTGGATACTGTTTCACAGATCGAAGCGCAGATCAATCAGGCATAGCAATCCACCAACTGTCATCCTACGAAAAACCCGAACAGCTGCCGCTGCTCGGCCCAGTCGACGGGCACCTCCGCCTGGCGCCCGCGAACTGCGTGAAGATTGAGGTGCCGCGGCTGCCGCCCATCCAGGATGGCCTGCACGATGTCGGGCGCCAATCGTGTCAACCTCAGCACCTCTGCCACCCAGCCCGGCTCGAGTTTTAACTGCCGCGCCAGTTCGGTCGCGTTGGCTACCTCGCCACTGTCGAGCAACTTTTGCCAATAGAAGGCCTTGCCGATTGTGCGGATCATGGGCAGGTCAAATGACGATCGGACTTTGGCGTCCTCCTGACCAGGGGGCGCGATGAGCAGTTTTCGGGTGTGCCGGCGCTTGATGGTCAAGGGGACAAATGTCACCGCCGAGCCCTGGCTCTGGTATTCACGCGACGGACCCGACACCGATATCTCGATCTTGCAACGTTGCGGGGTGGATTGGCTCATGCCATCACCTCCTCATCATGGCCGAGGTGGCCCATGGCGGGCGCCTCTTTTTGCTCCACCACAAAGGGGTGTTGGGCCAATTCGCGACGGAAGCGTTGCCAGCCGTCTTCCCGCCAGACGATGTCGAGGCCATTCGGGTGCAGTTGCACGCGCTCGATCAACAAGCGCATGATCCGATGCTGCTCTATCGGGAACATCTGCGCCCAGATATCCCCGATGCGGCGCATCGCCACCACGACCATCGCTTCATCGAGAGCGGGCTGCTCTTGCATTGTCAGCACCTCGCGCCACACGCCGATGATCATCTCGGGTTCCTGCAACACCCGCAGTACCTGCATCAGCACGGCCGACTCGATTTCGGCAGCCGGCATGGGACCCATGCTCCGCTGGCCTGGGATGCGTGAAGCACCGGCCGTCTGGCGCTTCTCCAGATAAGGGACGTAGTAGTGGTAGCGCTTGCCGTTTTTCTTCTGCGTGTAGGTGGGCAACATGCGCTGGCCGTCGGGTGCATACAGGAACCCGGCCAGCAACGCCGGGGTCTCGTTGTAACGGTCGCGTGTCGTGCTGCGCTTGCGTTGCGCAATGATCGCCTCAACCGCCTCCCACTGCGCCCGTGTGATGATGGCCTGATGTTGCCCCTGGAAGACTTCCCCTTTGTTGGTGATTTCGCCCAGGTACAGGCGATTGCGCAGCAACTTGAACAGGTACTGTTGATCGATGATGCGGCCGTGGTGGAATTTTCCGGTCTGGGTCTCCCAGGATTTTGTGGTGTGCCCTTCGACCTGCAACTCGCGCACCAGACGTGCGGCCGATCCATGCTCGGCGTAACGCATGAAAATGTCGCGCACCAGTGCCGCTTCCTTGTCGTTGACGACGAGTTTGCGATCCTTGACGTCGTAGCCCAAAGGAGGCACGCCGCCCATCCACATGCCCTTGGCCTTGCTGGCTGCAATCTTGTCGCGGATGCGCTCGCCGGTGACCTCACGCTCAAACTGGGCGAAGGACAGCAGGATGTTGAGCGTCAGGCGCCCCATCGAGGTGGTGGTGTTGAATTGCTGTGTCACCGAGACGAACGAGACCCCGTGGCGATCGAACACCTCGACCAGTCGTGCGAAGTCTGTCAGGTTGCGCGTCAGGCGGTCAATTTTGTAGACCACCACAATGTCGATCTTGCCATCTTCGATGTCTGCCATCAGCCGCTTCAGGCTGGGGCGGTCGATGTTGCCACCCGAAAAACCGCCATCGTCGTAACCATCGGTCAAGGCAATCCAGCCCTCGTGACGCTGGCTGGCAATGTAGGCCAGTCCTGCATCACGCTGCGCCTCCAGGCTGTTGTATTCCATGTCCAGGCCTTCATCGGTGGACTTGCGGGTGTAGACCGCGCAGCGCCGCTTGGGCGTGATCGCTGGCACTTGCGTATTCGCATAGGGGGCAGGCTTTCTCATGCGGATACCCCCCGCTTGGACGGCTGGCGCAATCCGAAGAAGGCTGGTCCAGACCATGCTGTGCCGGTGATGGCCTTGGCCACGCCGGACAAGCTCTTGTAGGTGCGCGTCAGGTATTCAAAACGCCCGTCATCCAGCACTTTGACGTGGTGGGGTATCCCGTTGTATTCCCGGATCAGGGTGGCCCCCGGCGCCAGCTGGTTTTCTGCACGGCGCTTCTGGTTGGGCACCTCGCCGGTTTCACCGATTTTTTCCAGTCGGCGCTTGAGCGATGAGGACATGGCACCGAACGCCTCCTCCTGGATCTTGTAAGCCAGCCGGCTTTCCAGCCAGGTGCGGTGATGGTGGCCAGGGCGACGATCAAAGTGCTGATCCCAGAGCGCCCAGAGGTTTTCCATCGGCAGGTAGGGCAGTTGCGCGAGGCGCGCGGCGACGGTTTCTTGGTTTGCGTGTGTCGTCATACGGAAACTCCTTCTTGTTGAGACGGGTTCGTATGAACGCGCTGGTGGCCAGTGAAGCCAAGCGGAATGTCGCCAGCCGTGGCTTCCTGCTGACATGGGCTCGCCACAGCAGAACCGGTGCGTGCCCGGAGAATGCCGGCAGCGAGCAACTGCGCGATTTCCTGGCAAGGCGAGCGCCCAAGCTCAAGGAGATCGCGGTGGGCGGATTTAGAAGGGTGTTCGAGAGGTGTCATGGCAGGCTTTCGTAGTGGAAAACTGCCACCATTTCACCGGCTGCACACCGGATTTCCGAGCAGGGAATTGCGGTCTGCTGCGGGTGATTGCGAACGGGAGTTAGCTGCTGGGTGTGGGTGCGTGCTGGTGACAAACGCCGCCGAACCGCCTGGCCGTGTCGTCAGCGCACCGGCGGCTGACCGTTACGCACGAACCGATCGAAGGTGTTTTCAAGGCCATCGTCGTCATCGTCGGTCTTGTCGCGCTCCCAAGGCTTCACCTCAGGCGGGAGGACCAATAGGGTCATCGTTTGACGATAGAGATCAGACGCGATGCGCATCTCCCGCGCCACCATGCCCTCGGGCTCCTGTGGGAACCAGATGCGCGCATCGATCGGGGTGCCCAGTCGATCGACATTGGTTTCAGTGCCCAAGCGGGTGGCACTCCTGGCGGGCAGTGGCCGGCGCTGACCATTGGCCAGCCGCTTGTTCAGAGAGATGGAAAGCCACTTGCCTGACTCACTGCCGCAGGCCCACTGGACGACCCCGTTCTGAGACATAACCAGCACCGCACGGTGGGGCGTGAGCTCGAGCCACTTCAGTATGGCCGACGTCATGGATACGCCATACCGATCCGCGCATACACCGAGCACATCCAGATCGATGGTTGCCCCGTGTATCTGCCGACGGTAATCATCGGCAGGCATCAGCAGGTAGGACGCAAAGGTGTTCGCCTCAAATTCAATCTGGCGCTCTTCGCTATCCCATTGGGTGGTGTCGACTTCACTGCAGTTGAAGGATGGCTGCAGATGGCGATGCACCAGGTAATGCCCGAGTTCGTGTGCCAGCGTGAACCGGATCCGCCCAGGGGAGCTGATCGCCTGATTGAAGATGATGGCCCAGTTGCCCTTACCGGGCTCATCGGCGTTCAGATTGAACAGCGCGCCCTCAAACTCCGGGTCCATCGCTTCGCCCCGAATGCTGATCGGCTCCCCAGTCTGAAAGGTTGCCGGCACTTCACGAATCAGCGCTTCGACATCAACCGGGAAACGGTCGCCGCCATGGACAGCATGGAACTGGTCCAGGAGCTTGTTCAGCCGGTTGGCCCATGGCGCCGGCTTGTTGGGCGCCGCACTCATCCTTGGGTTTTCTTCAGTGTCTTGAGGATTTCAAGCAGCTGATGCTTGGTCTCGGGTTTCAGCGTCTTGTAGTTCCGGAAGAACGCCTTGTCGAAGGCATCCTCGGGCTGATCGGCCTGCTCAATGTGGGCCAAGAACTCCGGCGTCACATGAAGGGCAGCGGCGATACTGGCCAGTTTTTCCATGGTGGGGTTGGCATCGTCGTTGTTTTCCAACTCCCACAGATAGCTCTTGCTCATGCCAGCGGCGGCGGCCAGTGCGTCGAGACTCATCTTCTGTTCTCGGCGCAGCCTGCGAATTTTGTCACCCAGTGGGGTTGCCACGGTTTCTCCTGTGTTCTCTCAACCCCTTCAATCAGGGGCTTGGTAGCGTTTTGCACAGACCGAGATATTACTTTATTTCGAACGAATACGCACCGGCTTGACAACACAATCGTCCACCGTTAAATTCCATAAAACACCCGATATAGCGAACAAATACCTTTTGCTTTGTTGTGCAATCTGGTGTTGAGAACAGTGTAACCAACCCAGGCCTCTCGCGCACAGAAGAAGTCATCGGCACGACGGCCCAACAAAAAGGAAAAACAAGATGGCCGCCTTCAACTACCGCCAACTCATCCGCCAGGTGCCTGCCCAGGCCTGGATGTTCTACCTCCAGTCTCGCAAGCTGGAATTGCCCAATGAGCTTGCGGATGACAAGCTGGTCGACACCGTCACCGAGATTTTCGATGCTCTGCCTGCCGCCCAGAGTGAGGCGCTGTACGCCGAGCTGCGGCGCGTGCATGAGCTGGCCAATCAGCGCGGTGTCGATGCCCTGCGCAACACCGCCGCGCCGGACTCCGCGATCCACGAGGATTTCACAAAGTTCACCAGCGATGCGGAGCGGGCCTTGTGGGTCATGGCCAATTGGCCGGAGCAGTTTGCTACCGCGGAGGCCATCTATGCGGTAAGCCTGCGCATCGGCAAACGCGGCTGGAAACGCTTGCAAGTGCCGCCGGTCGATGCGTTATTCCGCGGGCAGGAAGACATTCACGCCCTCGAAGTCGCCCTGGCCACGGCATTCACGCCGCGCAAGGGCACGCCGCGCGCCTGCCAGATCGATACTCTGGACCGGCATCTGGATGGTGGCGTGCAGTTGGGTATCCTCATCGAGGACAACGCCCAGCGCCAACTGGAGTTCGGCGACGACAACCGCGCCCACTGGCGCGAGATTCGACCACCGATGGCCATGGACGTCGTGATCTACCCAGCCAGCGGTGTGATCGACGTGCTGGCTCCTGGCGGCGCGAAAACACAGAAGACCTTGCTGGAACACCTCGGCAAGCATGTGTTCAAAGCGGTGCTGCAGCCCAAGGATGTCGAGAAACCGATGTTTTTCCTGAACCGTCTGCGGGACGGTTTTGAGCTCTTCGATAACAGTCAATGTGATCTGGCCGCCCACCGGGTGGAGCACATCCGCTTGTCGCAGGCCAAGGTCCGTGCCATTCATCCGCCGATCTGTGACTACCTGGTCAAGCCACCCGGCGAGAAGGATGCGCCTGACGTACTGGCCTGCCTCATTGCCCAGCAGATCAGTCCCATCCTGATGGGCCAGGGCTTCAACATCATCGATGCCGTGGTGTCGCTTTACTTCGAACCGGTACAGCCTGGCAAAGCCAGCCGCGTGCTGCACGTCGATCTCAAGCAAAGCGGGATCAGCAATCTGCGCGACATGGAAGAGGCCGATGCCCGTCTGGTGGAATCGTTGCTGCGGGCACTCAGCGTCATGCAGTCACCAGTTTCAGCCAAGGCGGTTGAAGAACCCTTGGGGGCCATGCATGAATGAACAAGTCGCGGTCATGAACGACCAGGGGCTGGCAGAAATCTGTCGGCTGCTGGAGCGCGACGACATGCTGATTTCGCCCGATACGATCTGGCTTTCGAGCCGGCCCGGTTTCTACGGCCATCTGCTGGCTCTGGAGGCCATCGCCGTCAGCCGCCAGCGAGCCCTGGATATCCTTTGCCCAGACTGCGGTACCGAGTCCATGCGACCGCAACCATATTCTGCGCCAGCGTCGCAGCCCTATCGCGGTCACTGCCCCGAGTGTGGATGGGTCGATCTGACGAATGAGCAGGCGCACTACTGGCAGGTGCAACCCGCAAAGCTCGCCAAGTGGTTGTCCGTCGCCTTGGGGCTGGCGCCGCGCTACACCGTCGAAACGGTTGTAGACAACGTCTTGTGGCGACTGGGCGAAATGGAACATCGGCGTCGGCGTCACACGGTGTTCTTTGCGCGGCGCTTGAATGCGATGTCCGAACAGGTGGTGGCCAAGCTGACGCAACTGGTCGCACCCGGTGCCGAGGTGATCATCACATCGGATGATCCGGCATCCCTGGTCGGGACTGCCTTGGGCGATCGCCTGCTGATACCGCTGCGGGCCATCGCCCACATCCGCAAGGCTGGTCTGGTGATCGAGAACCTGGAGGCGTACCTGACCCGTCCGGCACCGGTGCAGGAATCGGCGGAGACATCACTGCGCCTGATGCACACGCAGCGCGTCGCGCTGATCGACGGCCAAGCCATCGATCTGTCGCCCCAGGTCTATCTCTTCCTGAAGATTCTGGAAGACGTCGATGGGGACGAGGTGCACAAGCGGCACATTGCCGAAGGGCTTGGCCTTGAGCCTGGCGCCACCTTCCGCACAGCGGACATTTTCAAACGGCACAAGCAGATCTACACCACCTTCGTCGACAAGGACGACAAGGGGCACTACTGGCTCAAGCCTGATTTCTTGATTCTGGAAAGGGGGTGACTGAACAGATTCCTCCTCACTCCCGACTTACCGCATCCACCTAACCTTGAAAGGATTTTGAACATGACCGGCAAAAACCAACACGTAGTGAAGCGCGACGACGGCTGGGCCGTACGTGGCGCAGGAAATCAGCGAGACACCTCGCATCACCGCACCCAGTCCGAGGCCGAACGTGCCGCCCGCGACATCGCCATCAACCAGCGCAGCGAAGTGCTGATTCATGGTGAGGATGGTCGCATCCGCGAGCGCAACAGCTACGGCAATGATCCTCACCCGCCCAAGGGCTGACGATCACCGCCATGCAGGCATCGGGTTCGACTATTGGCGGCAGGTGGTCTATGCGTCGAACCCAGTGCAGCACTTCGGTAGCAAACGGCTGTCGCGAAAGGGTTTCTGCGTGTGCTCGGCTGGCAAAGTTCTCGGATATTTTTTGAGAACCGAGAGCGAAAAAGAGTCAAACCGGGCGGGTAAGCAAGCGTTTCGTGACTGGCCTGCGGTGCCCGTGGCACACGCAGAATCGACGAAAACCGCGCACAGACTGGGGGAGCCCAGATGTGAAAAAGCCCAACCGAGAAGGGTTGGGCTTTGAATATGGTGGCCTGGGGCGGAATCGAACCACCGACACGCGGATTTTCAATCCGCTGCTCTACCAACTGAGCTACCGGGCCGTGAGAAAGAAATTATAACAGGTTGCACAGCGTCTGCCGGATCAAGCCGTTTTTTTGCTGCGCGACAAGTCAACACCCAGCTGTTTGAGCTTGCGGTAGAGGTGCGTACGCTCCAGGCCGGTCTTTTCTGCGACACG